CCTGCCATGGAAGCCTGCTTGAGCATGCTAGCCTGCTGATCAGCTGTGAGACCTAGACCTTTCCGATACATTGAAAGTTCGACGCCCGACTTAGATATCACATCAGTCATGCCGCTGAATGCAGGTCCCAATGCAGTGGCTAGCTCATGTACGTCTTTCATGGCAGCTGCGACACCGCCTTGACCCGGTCCGTACACTTGGGCAACGCTAAGACCAGTACCGGCGAGGTCACCCATAGAACCTTGCACTTGTCCTAAAGAAGACGCAACTGCCTTACCTTCGTTGGACGCTAGAGAGCCAAACTCTCCTCGTATAGCCTCCATTTCTTCTCTAATGGGTGACGGACCTCCGCCGCCACTTTGTGCCATACCGATTAGACCGCTCATCATCTTGAACGGTGTCTTGAGAATTGTTGCCCCTACTTTACCTAGAGAGCCTACAATGCCGGTAATTCCTTTACCTACAGCACTGAGCATACCTAAAGCGTTCTTAAAACCTGACACCAGACCTACGCCGGCTCCTACAGCTGCGACTTTTGAAGCATCTAGCTTGTCAGCAAGACCACTGGCAGCTTCTCCTACAGATTCTAATGAATTTTTAGGTTTTTCTGCTGCGTCTGCAGCATCTGAAAGGGAACCTTGCATAGTCTCAAGTTTTTCGACCATTCCGTCGAGAGACTCACACTTCAAGGCGGCACACAATTGCATAGCGATCTGTGTTTGATCTTGCAATTGCTTAGCAGAGGCAGCCATAATTGCTTGCCTCTCCTGCAGGACTTTGTTAATTTCCTGCTGTATACCTAATTGGGCGGACTCATCAGCCATGCAGTCTATACACTCTCATATTAAACTTAACAGCAATAAGTATCTAGTGCTTAAAGCTTACCGTAGAAACTATAGACGCCAGATTCGACCGGTAACCTTATTGTAGGCCTTTGCGTGAGTGCGCTTACTTTCTAAAAGAGGCAAGACTTGATCAAATGTTGCGTCTTCGTCAATCAGGGCAACATATAGGCTTCTAGAGGCTTCCAAAACATTTTTTGTAGCTTCGACAATTTCTGTAGCACCCTTGAGTTTAACTTTTTTAGATGCTCCTAGGATATAGCTTGCGTATGCGGATTCATCAGCTGTAAAATCATTCATAGTGCACGTCCTCCTTGCCTATAACTATCTTCGTTTAGGTAAATCTTCTTAGTCTTGAGGGAACTTGTGACCTGTGGCGCCCCATAAGGGCGCGTGCTTCAGCGTCATTGGCATGAGCAGCCCTAGAAGCACCTGACTGGGCTTCGTTGGCTGCCTTAATCTCTTTATTGAGTCTTTCTAAGAACCATATTCTCTGCCAAACAGGCAGTCTATAACATTCTTCAAATGTAAAGCCCATGTAGTACATGAGATTGAATATATGCTCTAAGAATATCTCTTTATCACTCGGAGTCAGGCCAAAAAAACGTGGCGCCCATAGGCAGGCGCACCTCCGAAGATTCGAGACAATGTGGACAATCCATCCATTGTTTCATATCAATACCAGGCTCATTCTTGTCGATGAACTTTCTTAACTCTAGAGAATCTCGAGCAGGCATGTTTCTGATAAAGTGTGAAATCTTCGATTTGTCAGTAATGTTATTAACAGAGACGATTGAATAGTGCAACCTAGTAGTAACAAAGTTGTCTGCCTTCATTCCCTGCTTCTTTCTACGCTCCATCTGAACTGTTAGGTTCGACTCGTCCTCTCCGGTGAGAAACTTAAACTTAACATCCATTTTTGTAACTGGGAGCTTGAACTCAAACAAGTTGGCACCTGGTGAAACAGGCTCAATTTCAAGTCGCTTAAGAGGAAGCTCTCCTAGGTTGAAAGTCTGCTTTGACCTCTCAGTACATGCAGGACAGTCAACCTCTGCGTTATAGTCTCCGCCATAACCCGTAATTCGAATCGCGGTCATCAGGGCATTGCGGTCACCTGTAAGCATTTTGTCAGGATCAATGCTCTTGTCAATCAAGCATGACTTAATCAATGCACTAATAACAGTACCCTTTTTAATAAGCGTTCTAGAAGTCAAAATATCTTCTTCTTTTGCTGTCATAGCCTTGATATCTAGAGTTTCTTGACCGGATAAGGGTGAATCAGCTGGATATACAGCGCCGCTTGATGGTAACGGCACGGACTCTGTAGGAACTTCAAAATTGAAGTCTTCCATCATCACATTTCTAGTTTGAAAACCTGCCTTCTGTGCATCAGCGGCAGTAAATACCTCATTCCGATTTCTTGTTTCATTATCTGACACTTGACTATGTCTCCTCATTATGTTGTTCGGTGCTTTTACTGCACATCGTATAACATTAGTTTGTTTTGGTCAGATGTTAAATACAAAAAAGCCCGGACAAAGCCGGGCTTAGTTGTTTTGATTTAAGAAGTAATCTTAGAACTGAAGGACGCAGTTGTCGAATCTGATTGAGAGTGAAATCTCAGTCATATCTTCTGCACCGTAGTCCAAATCACCAAAGGTAGCGTTTGTGAGGAAGCACCCCTTGAGGTCCCAAAGCTCAACCACAGTACCGACTGGGTCGAGGAGCTTAAGCTGGCAGTCACGCTTATAGAAATCAGCGTAACCAGCTCGGCCTGAGACTGATTCGAAGTGTGTTCTCACCCACTCCATAACCTGCTGAGCGCCTGAAGGGGCGATCGGATCATAAAGCGTCACTGAGATTGCTTCGAACTTAGCCTTACCTGCCATGTATCTCGTAGAGTTCATGAAAGGTACCTCTTGCTCTGCAATGGTAATGTTGGGGCGTGCAGCGGTCTTCATCAAGAAGGAGTCGAGTCCCTCAATGGCGAAGACCCAACGAAACTTTCGCTTCGGCTCAAACTTATTTGGTAGCATATCACTGACTTGAAGTGTCTCTGCCATTTTAGTAGTCTCCTAGTTTCCTTATTTACTAAGTATGTCTTTGTCGAGATTAAATCTCGGCTCCTTGATTTGTAACGACAAAATCTAACGAGATAAACTCTAGAGATCTTGTCGGCTGCAAGAAAATCTTGCCTCGGATTGTATTATTCTCAACATCTGCTTGTGTAGTTGTTGAGGTATCAATCTGTACCTTGTATCGATCCAACCCTTGTTGTGCTTGAATCTGCTGCATAACAGGATTCACCAAGTTGGAGAATCTAGCAAGCGTATCAACTCGGTTCGGCTCGAACAGTAGGCTTTGTGCGATCTTCTTAACTCTGCGTCTAATGTCGATAAGAAGACGACGTACGTTAACACGATCAAGAGCACTTTGTGCAGCCTGCAACGTCTTCTGACCGAATACCACAACACCAGGTGTGTGAGGGAAAGACGTGATCGGGTTAATGTCCGCCTCGTAGAGGGCATCCAGATTAGCTCTCTTAAGCTTTACTTGTGATTCCAATACCGTATTAAGGGCGCCACGTGTGAAGCCTGCAGGAGCAAACCAGGGATGTGATACCGAGTCGTTCAATGAGAACGCACCGAGAACCGCAACCGACGGAGGACACTGAACGTTTCCGCCTGTAGCCGGATCTGTGATCACAACATCTGGGAAGTAAGCTGCTGCGAATGAGCTATCCAGATTTCTACTTTCAAAGTTGTTGACCGTATACGTTACGTTTGTAAGCTGTTCAGCTGAACCCGTTACGAACTCATTAATCTGGTCCTTCTCTTCGATGTCCATCAGAAGCATCGCGTCGAATCTGTTTTCTACTGAATCGATCGCGTAGTCTGTGACTGATGGGTGTCGAAGACCTGGGATTGCCAAGAGTTGAATCTCAACATCAGCTTTCTCTTCCATAACGTCGATCGCTTTTCTGTATGCAGCGATCGTTGGTCCGCGGACACCGCCCTGGAAGTCGCTTTCGCCAAATTCTCTTCGTGCAGCAATGTCAGAAAGCTTTGATTTCTCCTTGTCGAAGATGTTTAAGCCGTCAAATCCCTGTTGAAGGAATGTTGTAAACTTCAAGTACTTGCGAGTAGGCAAGTGAGCAAAGTCCTTAGCAACGTCTAGGAATCGTGTATCAGAGGCGGCGTGTGTTGCACCGTTTGCTGATGTAAGTGTACCCTTGACACCGTTTCTCTTGTAAGCAGCTGCTGCCCATTCATTTACAACCGGTCGGTCGTTTGATCCTGTAACAACCTGAACTCTTTCTAGTGAGAAGAAGTTGTTGTTGTATCGATCACTGTCTAGAACAGCCCCGTCAAGGTCATCAGCGCCAGCATTATCGCTAACAAAGGCTGATGCAATGTCCTTTCTGTGATCCGGGAAGAACTTGGTGAATGAAGCGATTGATTCATCAACCACGGTGTTCTTATTAGGCTCGTCGACTGAGTCGATTCTTTCGAACTGAACGCCCCAGCAAAGATCAGCGTTTGATCGCTTCTTGTTGCCCTTGCCTTGTGCCACATTCCTTCTAAAAGGAACCGGAACCATCTTCATTTTTCTAATTTCTCTAATATCAATTAGAGAGTCTGAATCGATCGAAGCGTCTGTAATTACTTTTAGAGACGTATCGCCGTCGAGTGACAAGTGACCGTGTCCTCTAAACCCAACTGGAAGAGCCTCGTCAGGAAGCGCGCCTCTTGTTACATCAGAGTGAAGTTCTACTCTCATGTAGCGTGATCTGTTGGTAAATGCACCTTCAATTCTAAGTTTCTGTGCACCGTCTCTTTGATCGAAGTCGTAGTAAGCATGCTGATCACCGATACGTCGAGCGATGTAGTTCTCTGATGATCTGTCAAGGTTGACACCTCTGTATGCCTCTAGAACGACAGGATCGGAATCGTTGTCGTAGAAGCCTCTAACCACCAGGTCAAACTTACCGAACTTATTGTTTTCATTGCTGCTAGCTGCGATGTTCTCAATCGTGATTTTAAAGAGATCGTTCGCACCAGCTCCGTCGTCCAGAGCATGAACCCTGAATAGATTTTTAACACCGGCGCCAAAGTCCTGTGAGACAAAGTACGGGGTTCTAGCAGTTCCGAACCGATCCTGGAAGTCTTCAAAGTTAGGCTGGTTAGCGCTACCTGCGTTTCTTCCTGCTCCACCAACAAGAACGAAAACCGCTTCTTCGTTAGTGGCAGAAGCTGTACCAACTTCCGCATCGTCAGGAAGTGCCAGAGCAGGATGTACATCCCAGTAAGCGTACAAGTAGTGCCCTGCTTCTCGAGTCTTTGCCGGATCTGTGTTGAGAACCTTTGCAAAGTAGCTAGGGTCTGCAGGATCCAATGAAAGCTTAAGCTTGCTTGGGTGTAAACCTGTGCTGATGTGTCCGTTTAGATACATTTCAAACGACTGCTTGCCGTTTGCTACAGAGACGGTACCGTGTGAAGCACCTGCGTCTACTATAAGCGTTCCAGAGCTAT